TTTTTTTTTTTTTTTTGCCAATTGGTAAATAAATAAATTAAGAATTTAGAATAGATTTTGGAATTTTAGGATTTACAACCCAGGAACTCGTCGCAAATGAGTACCAATTACCTTGTTCAAGTCATAACGTAGGAAGAACAAGAAAGAAACCTACGGCCCCTGAGGTCTGTACGTGCGACGTGCGAGAGTGGAAGCACGCTTCGAACTAACCAACGGTCTAGTTGTTGGAGTCGATACGGTCGTAGATACAGATTCAGAGACTGACAATAGTTGCTATTGTGATTTTGGAGCAGCAACCAGGGATGTTCCGTTACAAACATAAGAAACATCGGGCATGGGGAGAGGGATAACAAATTGCATAATATATGTCAAGAACAACAATGCAACACCGATCATACGGTATTGCTGATTGTTGGTTTTCAAGATCAAAAACACTATTATGCCGTGCGCAAGGTATTCGTAGGGCGTCCGTTCAGGTATAAACATGTAATATGCGATTGTACATATAATTGTCAATGACCGGTTTTTAGACGGGACACTGACAATAGCGGGTATGAAAGGCACAAAACACAACATCATATTAAGGATGCTGCAAGCAGAAGTCTTAAATGTGGTGAATTTGTTCACGAAATTTTGAACAAACGTCCACAAATGAGAATTCGAATGCTCATGCATATAATTGAAACAAAGATAAGCAGCACAAACGAAGAAGATCACATAAGACGGGTTGGTAAGGACTTTCACGGTGTAATCAAAATAAGCCGAAAAATCGAAATCTTTCGACTTCCGTTCAGTCTTGCCACTGGTCTTGGTAGCGGTTTTCTTCGGAGTAACGCGAATCTCGGTTACTTTCACGGGACGACCTGCGGTTTTGGAAGAGGTCACCTTGCGAGCGGCGACTGTCGTGCGTTTTAGAACCATTTTCAACAATCAAATGTTCAAGAAAATAAAACAATTTATTAATTATAACTATCAGGGCGACAACTGTAAGACAGACGAAAATGCAAATAGCTTCAGTAGAGTTCATTTTAATTGTCCCAAGCCATTTTATTTACTTTTTACATTTTTAATCCAATAAAGCAACTAAATATTAGTGCTATTACGATAGACCAAAAGAATTTTGATGATTTAATGTAACAAATAAGAAAAACGGCAAACATAATCTTTACTTTGAAAGATAGATTCATGAAAACATGAATGACTTGCGGAACAATGGTAAGTGAAATAAAATCGAAAATGATATTCGAAACATGTACAAGTAATGTGAACACTGAATTAATTAAATCTCTTAATAAATTACTTTTCAATAAATATCCGATAATCTGCATTAATGTATGTTCAATTAACGTAACAAATTTTACAAAAATTTTGATAATTTGTTCATCACCTATAATTAAATTAACTATTTGTTCGATTAGGCTGAATACGAGTTTAATTACTTCTTCAATAGTACCTTTAGCCTGTTTGATAAATCTGGTTAACATTTTGATAATTTTTTCTATAAAGGTCAAGCCTTTAGACAGGATATTGTTTACACTATCACTTTTAAATATATAATCCAATGTAGTAACCACAAAATCCTCAATTATCATAATGATCCTCAGAAATACCACTTTCAGCCGAGGTTTCTTGAAAAAGTCTAGTACCGATTGAATAATTTTTAACGCAGTTTCCAATATATGTACGAATAAATTCATAATTTCGGGCTTCGTAATGAAGTCCAAGATTATCCGTACGAATTTTGCAAAAGTATCAAATATACGAGTAAAGATTTCAATAAATTCAGGGCTCTCATAAATCGTCACGAATTCGTTAATGATAGTCATTAAACTATCAAGAACGAAATCTAACACAGGTTTCATAACTTGCAACAAAGCTGTAGTTATGAAACTAAAAGGTGAAGCGCCGGAAGAAGATTCGACATGTATGCTAATATCTTCAGATTCCACAGATTCATACAAAGTGGACGGGCAGTCGTTAGTTCGATATAACATCAGTTTGTTGTGAGTAAAAGTCAAATTCTTATAAGGGATATTACAATTGTAATTGTAATTCCTAAACAATTGACGTTTTATACACTCGAGAGTACGACCACCACGGATTTGTACATTCAGAATATTATTAGCACTCGAAAAATCGATCTTCAAAGGCGAACACGAATGCTTAGGCAAATGAAAGGTTACCACACCCTTCGATACCGTGAACTTGAGATCAAAAAGTTCATTGCCGTGACTATCGATTTGATACCAATAGTTGAGGCAATATTTTGAAATCAAGTACTCGGATCCACCGCCATCTTTCAGAAGATACCACTGATCTACATCTACAATTGTAATATAAAAATGGTCGATGGTATTAACAGGAGTGGAATAACATCGCAAAGCGATGATATCATACGCCTGCACCAAAGAGTAGGCAGTGTAAATCTTCTTCAGAGGTTGGGGAATCTTGACACAAACATATACGTCAGAGAAAAACTCATGTTGAAGTACATGTTTGTAATGATTCGGAGGACAATGGTAACCAATAAATTTGTTCCAAGCATTAGCAGTGTGAACGACGATTTCTTTAGACAGTTCAGAATCATACACATTCGAATGATATTTCAATTGCCACAATGGAACTTTATTGAGGGTAGCATTTTGAGTTTTATACAGGTGTAGCACTGGCAGTTCTAGGATGGGGGAAGCCAAATCAACTACGGAGTCAGCAGATGGTATAGAATTGTGAGTAGTAGTAGAAGTGGACGCGGGCAAATCATTATTAATTTCAGGAGCAGCAATCATGTGACCGCTAACAACAGAAATCAACACAAACCACAAGCTAAAGTTTTTCATTTTGATATTTACTCAAAGCTTACTTACATTTCTGAAAATTTATTACTATTCAAATCCAGTACATCATGAGGACATGTAAAGTACAAAGATTTGAATGATGAAAAATCGTTCAAAGTAGAGACAAGATTCAAAATATGATGTGTACAATCGTACGGGAATGAATACCGTTCACAGATGGCCGATGATATACTTTGGACATCTGTTAACGAATCATATTGTTTCACCAAATCTCGCATACTGACAAAGAATTCTCGTAAATGATCGAAATTTTTCAGATCTTTTCTTCCTAGTTTTATCAGTATTTTCACCGGGTCGGGGTAAAACCTAAATGTACGATCCGTTATGACGACAAACTTCGAACAAAAGTACGGATTCACATAATTGAATTCTTTAGTTTCCAAATTGAACATTTGAGAAAATTTTTCGAAACGAGGAGTGTAAGAGTAATCATCCAAATCAAGACATGAAGCAATTACCGCTGCACAGAAACATGTATTACCCAGATATGTAGCAGCTGATCCTGATTCCATTTGCGGTGTCAAGCGCATTGTGACTTTATTCAAAGGATCTTTACAAACTCGATAATACATCATTTCAAAATACAATTGCGATATATGCTTAGGTACGCCAAAACGTACCAGCAGAATGCAAATGAATTCAAGTGCGAACAATAATTGTGATTTGTCAAACTTGCTCATGTCCATTTCTTTGAACCTATTGCCGTTGATCAACAACGAGTCGTCTCCGGAAAACAAATAAACCTTACCATAAGTAGACCAAATTTCGTAACATTTGTCACCTAAGTCTTCAGCAGTTATCTTCGTATTGAAGATGACCCAAGGTAACATTAATTTCATGATACGATCTTGAACTGCTTCAATGATACTACAAAAATAAGCATTTATGTGTTTTTTATGAAACGTGATAGTTTGTACGGAATCATAAACGTCTATTGAATCCGGAGTAATTCGAACTTTAGGACTGCGTTTTAACGACAAAGAACACTCTGACAAGCTCTCCAAGAAAAACGGAACTTCGTTTATCAAAGATTTCAAGACACTTCTATCTTGTCGTTCCAACCATGACACGATTGATCGTGTCGTGGGATAAACAGGTTCCATATCTCGGATGACTGCATCAAAATTTTTTATAAAAAATTTACTACAGAAATTCTGCAGTAAGTGTTCTGATGTGTCGTCAGGAGATGACAGTGTAATAAGTTCGGGAGGATTCAAATTACGTTTCTGAATTCCTAACAAAATTTCACGTTGTGTCACGTCGCGCAACGCTGGACACGGAGTACTTAGTTTAGGACGCAAACAATCGAATCCGTGTTCTTTAGCCGTAAAACGGTCCCATAACGGACTAAATGAAACGTTCGACAAAAAGTACTCAATGTCCTGCGTATGCACGAAGTAAGCATCATAATCGGTGTTGACGAATACGGATTGTGGAAACAAATGAGACATAAAACATTGCAACATATCCAAACACGGTTTCACTGCTATGCAGTTAAACAGTTTCGTTTCAGTAGGTTCGTAAGGTTTAAATTCCTCCAACCTTTCGACTACTTTAGTTTCGATAGTGTTTGCACATTTATAGGTCTCAACTATATCCACAATAGTTGAATCGTCGGCAAAAGGTTCATTATATACTTTCACGTAGATCTTTTTAACGTGAGGGGCCAATTTCTTATACCATTTGATAAGTTCCGACATGTTGAATTTCTTAAAAATAGATTTTTCCACAAACAAATCCTTAGTAATCGATTTGGTCGCGATCACAAATTCTTTTTCAGAGACATAATTACGGTGATCTACAAACGTATATTCGTGAGTGAAAGCTTTCCGTGAGACGAAAAACCTATTCGACGAAACAGGCTCTGAGGTAGGGTAAATCAAAGGTAACACTGAACCTATATTTACGCTCGTACCGAATTCGCGTATGGCCAAATCGCTTAAGGATTTGGATTTTTTAATAAGATTGTATAATATATCGTTTTCACAAGTAGTATAATAAGTAAACGAACGGGTATGCCTAGTGATAGCTGTAATACAGATGTGAATATTATTATATATAGGGTCACTCGGAGATGGTGAAAAACGAACAACCGCTATGTCCTTGTTTTCGGATCCTTGGAAGGCCGCTATCGTGCTCGGTTCAAACGCAGGATTAACTTTACGTAATTCTGAAGCCGCAGTGTGAGTAAACGTTAAATACTTACATTCAGCGCTAAAATAATCTTTCATCGCCGAATCAGCGTTTATTTTCACTGCATGCAATGAACGCAACTGATTATTTGCTGTAACCAAACCTTTGTTAAAACCGAAGTTGCGATGAGCAGCAGCATACTCTTCATTAAGAACAGCAGCAACATCCATGGGTATTCTGTAAGACTTATGTCTTACTTCGGAAACCTTAAACAACGACAGAGGTGAGTTGTATCGCATTTCAAAATCTCCTAATTGACTGTGCGCGGGGATTTGCAAAGTATCACCATACAAAAATACGGTTTTTGCTTTAGCGTGATAAGCTGCAGTCAAAATTAAAGCGACGTGAACCATCATAACTTCGTCTATATATACCTTATCAGCTGAAGTGTTTCGGTTGATCAAGAACGAATTGATCGTCCTGTATTTCAACATATCCAAGTTGTTACGATCAATTTCTTTTCTCAAAACCGTACGTTCAACTAACACTTGTTTACCAGCTGTCGTCGGAGTCAATATTAAATCACCTCCGATTTGGCATTTTAAAGACGGGGTATGAGAGTCAACGATTTCACGGGTCTTGCCATGACCAGCTACACCCTGAACCAAAACAAATTGAACATTTTCTAGAGAACGGACGTCCACTTGTGACATCGCTTCTAAAATATGATCATCAAACATTTTGTGTGTATATTTACCCACAAAATAATAACGACCGGTTTGAATCTCGGATGTTCTGATAAAATTAGTTCCATCAAAACAGTGAGAGTAAGCATCCGGTTCGCGATTCGGGTGTTTAAAGATCATGTCCGAACCGTGATATATGCATATTTGTTCCGTAAACTTAGCGATATTGCTAATCAACGACACAGACAATGTGAAATTAGCATTTTTAAACATATTGTAATAGTACCTGTATTCATTTGAACACTTTCCTCGATATGTATGAATATAATCGGTGTATTCAATAATAGCTCTTTTATATTCTGATATATTGTAGGAACAATCCAAATGAGACGACACAACTACTACATAATGTCTTTCAAATGCTTGTTTAATATATGCTAATATTTCTTTAGCATCTGCAGCATCATTAATGTGACATATGTCAATGTAAACTTTCAAACGCAAACATTGCAGTTTATTAGCCACGTGTGACATCATAGAGAGTACGCGTAACTTATTTTGTGCACTCAAATCCAATCGAATAGATAAATTACGCGAATTAAATAAATAATCCGTATATTCACCGTTGGTATCGCATAGTGCTCCGTCGTAACAATGTATTTCTACATCCGGATTAATATCCTTTTGATCTTGAGTAACTTCAAAGCCAGACACGGCATTATCATGGAAAGTAAACTTATTGAAAATATTTATAAAATTACTTTCAAAAGTATTACAATCTATAACACCGTCTGGTTCTGGTTCGGGTTCAACTTCAACAGTAGTTACATCAATAACACATTTAACGGGTTCACAATACGAAAACAAACGGGGTAATTCGTAAGAAGTTTGCACAGGAAATATGTTTTTCTGTAACAAACTGCAATATTTCATGACGCGCCCGAAAGCGGACAAAACATAAGGCGCATAATTAACAGGCGTATCAACGACTAGTTTCGAATCTAATCCTTTAGCCACAATATAATATTCGGTCGATATCGCCGAAGAGAAAGTGGGTTTTACGAAATAAACTTCTTTAAAGTGATTCAGAACGTAATTCACAACATCACTTAGGTCGAATTCACAAAACGATTTAAAGACTACATTACCACCATCATTTAGAAAATTAATCAAATTGCCAAAAAAGTAATCCTGAAAATCTGGAAATGCTTCTCGATCGGCTACATCATCTTGCGACATTATAGCCGCATCGCAAAGCACGGTATCCATATATTCATTTTTCTCAATTTGCGCTTCGATTTCTCTCCTAACGTTATATTTAGTCAAATCACCATCAGTCGTCGGATTTAACAATATAGCGTTTTGATCTATGGTGATAGGTAATCCGTCATCATAATGAGTATAATACCTCTTGGAACTAGTGTACATGTTACGTACATATTGCATCCAGGATCCGGGAGCCGCTGAAAATTCACAAATTTTACCGTGAGACAGCACATTATAGTGACAATCTATTTCATGTAATTTTAAAACACTACGACAAACGTAGGGTTTGTAATCACATGTAACCGGGTAAAGTTTGTATTTATCAGCGCGTGATCTTGAACTGCATTCCTTAAGAACGTCGAAATCAAAAACGTTCCTTCGAGTTGTGGTTTCATAATCAAAGACGAAAGGAGAGCAAGCACACCTCACTCTCATTTCAGTACAATGATTATCCACCACATTAAAGTGATAAGTCATAGTTGCTCCGACGTCATATAACGTATGTTTGGTTTCAAAATGCACACACACGTTAACACCAAACTCACATGCAACTAGTTCAAACAATTCAACTTCGGCCAAATCGCCGTTGATATATTGCAACAAAGAATTTTTCAAAGACAAAGAAACTTCTTCGAGAAATTTCGATTTACGCAAGGCATTGATAACAAATGTAAGATCAAGGTTCAAAGCGTTAGCAATACACTTTAACACACACTGTGTTTCATAGTTGTTCTTAACTTCATACAACTTTTCTTTGCAAATTTTTTCAACAACCTGACACATTTCTGGTCGAACTCGTGTTATTTTCAATTGTTCCTTTATGAAATTTTCGACCATTTCATCATTATTAGAAATAATAGGCAAAGTAGTGACGACACTCTTAACAACCTCGATGTCTTCTTCAACGGTTACTACTCGTGTTACCGGATAAAATCTAACATCATACCGATTGTTAATTCTAAAAAGTTTCAACAACCACTGAAACACATTATGTGAATGCTTCAAGGATTCGTTTTGAACGATGGTCTTTTTAGCGTTTGCAATGACATGTTCTAATTCTTCTTCCGGAATGTACGGATCAAAGTTTGATGACAAAACAAAGTTTTTCAAAGAATTAAATATGCAACATATTTTTCTAAAAAAAGTGGGATTTCGTTTAATGTCTTCAAAGTTCTTCAACGTTTTTAACACTTCCAGATAGTCATACCGTCTACAGTAAACGATGAAATAAGCAGCATACGCAACGTTATCAATACAGTCAATTGACAGATTGTAAGGTTGCGAAACATACGCACCGTTTACTATAGTACGACTTGCCATAGTAGACGCCATACTCAATGCGTTTTGAACTGTAAATTTACCTTCGGGTAAAATTTGCAGATAGTAATACAATCTTTCGAAAAATTTCTTTGGTACAACCAGCCTAACGGGCACCAGTTCGTGATAATTATATTTACTTGGATCACTCTGAAGATTGTAATAGTGAACTATTATATCATCAGAGTCAGAAAACGGTAATTTCCTAATAATAGTAGACTTATTAATAGCACGCGCGGGTTTCAAGATAGTGTAAAACAAGAGTCCTCCCAACTCTTCCGTGCGTTGAATTATATATGAATTTCCATTCGATGACGTACATATTGATGTTTTAATAATTCCCAAATACGTGTCCAATTCATGATGATACGAATTTTGGTAATCATTGTCAAACCAAAATGTAATGAAGAATTTCTTATGCCGCATAGTCAATTCCCAGTTCAATCCGTTATCACTTCCTTTTGTGAGGTTACACAAAATTTTGGGAGAGTAATGGATAAAACCAATTGCCTTAATAGCGCCAGCGGAATCCATCATGTTAGCTATGTCAGTTAAGGTACAATCATAGCTCGAGTGAGCGAATACCAAAAATTTGCATCGAATAAAACAATATTGAGATTTATTATAACATCGATATTTTGGATCTTTCATATACAATTTAGCCAAATGTCGTTGCTCCTTATCTCCGTTACGTTGGTAATAATCCAATGTTGACAACGTATTAGTAATACGGATGGTATCATCTATGTTAAGGTTGGGCGTACAAGCATGAACGTGGTTGCGTTTATACTTGACCAACTTGGGCACAGATGCACCAATTTCTTTAATCAACAAATCATAATTAGGATCATTGTACAAGTCCTTAGCCAATAAATCGTAACAACGGTAAGTAGCAATTTCATTTAAAGCTCGATAATACAAATGCGCACCAATATCAGAAGGATCATGGGCGAAGACGAGTCTGTAGGGAGGAGAGAACAATTGTAACAGACGTGCTTTTTCAGTGTCAGAAAGTCTCTGGTTAAGAAACACTTCTTTCTTGAGTTTTCGCACGGTGTCAATATGATCTCCAACAGCTGTAATAACAAACGACTCATAGTGTTGGCACAACGGGTTAGAAGTGGTCAACATACGAGTAGCAAAGCGCTGTTTGACTTCGTCGGGTGTTACATCTAGATGTTTGGCAATTTCTGCCGCGTAAAGCGAAGAGGAAGGGTTAATTCCAGCAAAACCTTGGTTGAGGTTATCCATAGTGTTATTGGTTGTAGATAGCACAAGGATGACAGATAGCCAAACAGTAAGCAACGATATTTTGTTTATT